AAACCGCTCACTCTGCTAACAACATTAGACAATAATGGAACGGGTGGAGAAACTGAGGTTCCCGGTGAATACTTTTTGTTTATGACCCATGCAACCTACGCTGATTTCTTGCGTATGGACGGTCAGCATTCAAAGGCAGGTTTTGAAGAAGAAATTGCCAATAACTTTTTAGCTGAGGCTTTAGACAATCCTCAGCAAGTTTATAACAATAACACAGTAGGACAGCGTTTTAAAACGTATGTCAGCCAACAATCGAGATAATGAATAGTCTAGTAACAAACCTATATCCACGCCCAAACGGAACGGTATCTGGAGAAAACCTATCCTGTGCAACATCAGGATCTGGTGTCTCATTTGCTGCATTTGATAGCAACACCAAATATGTAATGATCGACGTTCAAGATAACAATGTTATCGTGACGTTTGACGGTAGCACTCCTACCGCGTCTAATGGTCATCTTCTTCTGAAGGAGAAGGGACTTATTACGCTTAGTGCTAGAGCCGCCAAGGCTGCTAAGTTTTTGGGTGTATCGGGTGCTTCAGTAATTCACGTTTCACAATTTGTGTAATGAACCCCGAGCTGAACAAGCTTGGACTAGGAGCGACAGGATCAATACTGGCCGTTTCTTTTCAAGGAATTAGCGAGGTAATGTCTATTATCGCTTCGGTGTGTACAATTGCATACATGGGACTGTGGGTATATAAAACAATAGTAGAACTAAGAAAACGATGAGTGGCGAACTAGTGGCAATGCTTGGAGGTGGAGTCACGGGATTTGTAATGAAACTAATCTCGGCTCAAATGAATATCCAAGCAAATGCTATCAAGTCCATGATTCAAAAACAGCAAGTTTCGGATGCTTCAGCAGACAGAGCAGCAGAACGATCAGGAGAAAGTGGAGCATGGGTGCGTAAGCTCATCGCTATGTGCATCCTGTTTTCAGTGGTATTTGCTCCCTTCATCATGGCCTTCTTTGACATACCAGTAACCATTGAAGCACAGAAGTTAGGTATATTTAAATTTTTAGGAATCGGAGCAGACAAATGGAAAAACCTAGAGGGGTTTGTATTATTGCCCGAGGTTAGGCAAGGTATGCTGGCTTTACTAGGATTTTACTTTGGAAGTTCACAAGTTAAGTAATGGATATAAGCGACAAGACAGCAGTGACTATACCCCTACGCAACTTGATTGCGTTGATTGGATTTACGGTAGTTAGTGTGACGGGATACGTGAATATGACTTCGCGTATAGCGTCGCTAGAGAACGCTCAGAACATTAGGGATGTTGAGATAGGGATGAATACTGAGTTCCGTATCAAATGGCCTAGAGGAGAACTGGGAGCTTTACCTGACGATGCTGAACAAAATTTAAGGTTACAATACCTTGAAAAAAACATGGAGGAAATTGGCTCTACTGTAGAAAAATTGAAAAGCTATGGTAGTGTTAACTTTGAACTTAGAGACAAGAACTATCTAGACGTAAAGGAATGATATGGAATACGGAAAACGTAAAAAATGCCCAATGGGAAAAACTATGAAAAAGAAAGGAAGACGATAATGGCTTACTCATACAAAAAACCAAAAGGCAAAGGTAGAGGTAAAGGAAAAAAATATTAGTCATGGCTAAGTCATCAAAACATTATTTCAGAGACGGAACAGAGCATAAGGGCAATAAGCATAAAATGCCCAATGGTCAGCTTCACTCTGGAAAAACACATGGCAAAACCTCTAAGAGATTATATCATTTTGGTGATCTGTCTAAAACTGCAAAAACTAAAGCCATGAAGTCTAGGGGGAAATAATGCCTTTTAGTAAATATAGCCCAGCTCAAAAACGGATTGCTGCTGTTGCACCGCCTAGAAAAAAAATCACACGTGCTGATTTTATAGCACTTAGAAAAGGAAAAAACAGTGGAAAGAAAACTAATAAACGTAGCTAAGAAACTAGAAAAGGCTTCAAAGGCTCATGCTGGTCAGGCTAAAACATTAAGAGCTATTGTCAATGCCAAGAAAAAAAGCAAAAAGCGGAGGTAAAATTTGCCCGGAGGGCAAGGCTTGGGCTAGAAGGACGTTTGATACGTACCCTTCTGCTTACGCTAACCTAGCTGCGAGCAAGTATTGCAAGGACCCCAACTACGCTAAGAAAGCCAAAGGCGGTAAAAGAAAGGGACGATAGTGGCTCAACTTAAACAGTGGCTAAAGCAAGATTGGGTGAGGATAGGTGTTGATGGATCTATCAAGGGCAAGTGTGGAACTTCTCCTAACAAGAAGATGCCAGATAGGTGCTTGCCTAGAAAAAAGGCAATGAGTCTTACCAAGGTTGAAAGAGCCGCCACTGCAAAGAAAAAGAAACGAGCAGGAGCCAAAGGCAAAACAGTTGTAGCTAACACACCCAAAGCAAAGGTCAGAAGTGGCAATAGATAAGAAAAAAATGAAGTGTAACTCACCCCGCAGAGATGTTTCTGGCGGGAAGAAGTTTGTCGTGAAAGCTTGTCAGGGTGGTAAGGAAAAAATTGTACGCTTTGGTGATGCCAATATGAGCATCAAAAAGAATAACCCGGCACGTAAGAAAAGTTACTGTGCTAGGTCAGGTGGGATAAAGGGTAAGAGTAATAAACTGTCTGCAAACTACTGGAGTAGGAGAGCTTGGAATTGTTAAATGGCTAGATATGATACATATGGACAGGCCGATGATCGGGTTGTAGAAGACCTAGACCAAGGCTTTTCTGGGTTTAACAATAAGCTCAGACCCGACCAGCTTCCTTCTGGAGTGTTGTCTGTTTCTGAAAATGGCCGAATGGATTTGAATGGTGAGTGGCAACCAAGAAAAGGCATGGATATATTCTCTGCTCCATTTTCTGCTGCGGTTCTTTCTCTTCCATTTAAGTTGTATGACTCAACCAATATAGGTGGTGGAGTTGCTTCATTCTCTAGGACTGATTCAACCATCCAAGTTAATTTTAATTCAGCCCACAACATAACAACTAACACTGGAGTAAATATTAGTGGATTGACGTTTTCTGGTAGTGTTGATCCAAACGGCAATTTTATTGCTACAGTTGTAGATGCAGATACAATAACTTACACAGTTACTGATTTATCTGAAACGCCGGGCGGAACTATGGTGGTTAAGGGGATGAGACTGCTAGATAGTGCTTCAAACTTTATAGAAGCATCTTGTGAATTTTCAGATCCTAACAACGACGCAACATCCTACATTGCTGTTATTGGAACCAACAAAACAGTATTGGTAAAAACCTCGGACAGCGGGGCAACAACAGTTACCCTTACATATCCTTCTGGAGAAACGGTTCCGAGAGGAAGTAATGTTGTTCAAGCATTTAACAAGTTGTTTATATTCCGCAAGGGGCAGATAGCCTTACAGTGGGATGGAGACATTAGTACAACTACCTTTGCTTTAGTTTCTAACGGAGCATACACTCAACCTACACCTTTAGCAATTACTGATCTTGATTTTGCATCAGGCATAGCCACAGCTACAGTATCCAGTACCAGTTCTTTGTTGGTTGGAGATGAGCTTACAGTGACTACCGCAGGAAGTTCTGGCTATTCTGTTGGCGACACCGTTCGGGTTAGATCTATAACAAACTCAACAACTTTTACTTTTGTTACGGACAAAGCTGATGCTACAAACAAAAGTGCTACCGTTGAAAAGAAAACATCTATTGGTCTAGGGTTTAGCCATATGCCAGCTCCAGAGTTTGGTGTACCACATCAACGTAGGTTGGTTGTTCCATATCAGTTTGATATTACCGGGTCTTCTGGATCTGCTACAATTACCGATAGAAATATTTTGGATGAGGCTTTGTTTTCGGATATACTAGATCAAAACACGTATGACAGAATTTACGGTCAGTTTAGATTTAATGCCGGAGAAGCAGATTTTATTGTAGGTTTTCATTCTTTCTCTGATGACCAATTGGTAGTATTCAACCGCAATAGCATTCACACAGTAAAGAATAGCCTAGATCTGGGAAGCAGTGTATCACAAGTTATCACAAGCGATATAGGGTGTTCGGCCAGAAACAGCATACAGCAGATAGGAAACAAGCTAATGTTCCTATCCGACAATGGAGTGTACGCACTAGACTTCGTTGATCTTTACAACTTGAGAGGGCAAGACGTACCATTGTCTTCTTCTATCCAAGGAACCATTTCAAGAATCAACAAGGATCATGCAGATAAGGCAGTTTCTGCTTACTTTGACAACAGGTATTACATTGCTGTTCCCTTGGATGACTCCACCACAAACAACGCACTTTTGGTTTACAACTTTCTTAACCAACAGTGGGAGTCGTTGGATTCCATAAATGACTCAGACTGGGAATATACGCATTTATTGACTGGTGGATCAGGTGTTCAGAGAGGTGTTTATGCTATCAACCGAAATGGTGGAGTTCACAAATATGAATCCAGAGCAGATGACATAGATCTGTATGTTGGTGCTATTGGGGCTTCAACAGAATCTATTTTGGTTGCAGCATCAGCAACAAGCAGGATGTTTACCATTGGATCTATTGACAGAAAGAAATGGAATAACTTTGAACTCCATCTTCAATCTTCTGAAAACAATGTTTCTGATGCAAATTTGGAAGCAATAACAGAGAACATTGATGCTATTATAGATCTTGGAACAGTTGCTAACATAAACGGTGAAGAGCTTGCTATTGATGAAGATGTGTCTCTTCGGGGAAGATTTGGCAACAAACGAGCCTACGGATTACAATTTAAATTAACAACAACTAAGGGGAGACCCAGACTAAGAGCATTGAAGGTAGCAGGAGCTATAACCTTTAGAAGCATACAAAAAGCAGAATAATGGCTATTTTAAGCAAAGGTACTACATATTCAGATGGCGATCAAGTAACGTCTACCAATCTTAATGCACTTGTAGATAGTGCAACATTTGCATCTGGAGCAGTTGATGACTCAACGACCCAGCTTTCTAGTGGGAAAATAATTGTAAAGGATCTTGGTATTAGCACCGGTAAGCTTGCTGCTAGTGCAGTGACCACTGCTAAAATTGCAGGTAGTAACGTAACTACAGCTAAGATTGCTGCCGCCAACATTACCACCTCTCTTATTGCAGACAGCAATGTCACAAAGGCTAAGATAGAAAACTTAGCAGATTATAAGGTTCTTGGTAATGTTTCTGGTGGGGCTGCCGCTCCTGCGGAAGTGGCAATATTGGATGAGGACAATATGTCTTCCAACTCTGCCACATCTCTTGCTACTCAGCAGAGCATTAAAGCTTATGTTGACACTCAACTAACTGCTGAAGACTTAGATTTTGCTGGAGATAGTGGAACTGGTTCTGTAGACCTAGATGGTCAAACATTTACCATTGCTGGATCTGCTGGATTAGATACCTCAGCAAGCAGCCAAACTCTTACAATAGCTTTAGATTTTAAT